GAGGAATCTGAGGCTTTAGAGGTTCTTGCTTTAAAGGATACATTATCCAGAGGTGAATTTACTGCTATGGGTGCGCGACACTGGACCCGTAGAAATCGTGAGACATTAGAAATGAATAACTTCATGTCTGGTCCTCTTCAAGATCCTAAAATTAGAGCGCATATATCTGGGCATAAACTTGCTGAATTCTGGGAGCGTAAACTTAATATTGAAGATGAGGATATTGTTGAGGAAAACGTAGGGGTTAAGGAAGATGTCAGAATTCAGGCGATTGCTCAAGAAGAGGCTAGAGCACTCCAAGAAGAAGCAGGAGGGGAGTCAATTGGCGTGGGGGATCAATCGGGAACTGGTACACAGACTTTTACCGGAGAAGAAGGACAGGGAGACAGTGGCGGCCCAGGCCAAAGGCAGCCCTAACTTAGTTGAATTTATTAAGAATGTAATGATAGAAGATTACTTCAACAACACGTTTACCAACGAGTATGATGAAGTAAGAGCGTATTCAGACGGATATGCGCGACACGCAGAACACGTATTAAACATATTGAAAGGACTAGAAGATGGCTGAAGCATTGACCGATGCTATGGAAGCTGTAGAGAGTGTACCAACTCCTATGGAAACAGTCGAAGACGAGAAGCCCGGTTTCTTGGATAATCTCGTCGGTGAGGGGAAGAAGTACTCAAGTGCCGATGACCTCGCCAAAGCCTACCACCATGCCAATCTCCATATTGACGAGTTGAAATCTGACTTAGATGAATACAAGGGTGGTAAAGAACTTCTAAACGAGGTTCTAGACGAAATTCGTAATTCCAACCCAGAAGAGAGTACTCCAATCTCGGCCCCACCACAGGCTCCGGTTGAAACTCAAATCCAGACGGAAGATGTAGCGAAGCTCGTTAGTGATGAGTTTTCAAAGAAGGAAAGAGTGACGTTAGAGAAATCAAACGTCCAGTCTTCATTTGAGAAACTTACAGCAGTTTATGGTAGTGAGTCAAATGCTAAAGCTGCTGTAGCTAAGACCATTGGAGGTGATATCCATATCAAGGATACCATCGACAGGTTGAGTCTATCCAGTCCTGATGCAATGGTCAAGTTTATCACAGGTGTTACTCCAGTCGATCCATTGGCTGAAGGTAACACTCCCGGTGTTGACGCTTCTCTAGCTCCGGTTATCGGTGCTGGAGGACTGACTTGGGCACAGTGTAGGGAAATCAGGAAAGATAACCCTAAGAAGTATGCTAGTGTCGAATTCCGCCAATCCATTGAAGCCGCCGCCAATGCAGCGGCAGCCAAGGGTGTTGACTTCTTTGCAACATAAGGAGAAAGGAGTAGTGTCTAATGGCTTTAGATACTGTTAACAACTCTTCATTAGTCCGCACAAATGTATGGGCAAATGAGGTAAAGGATGTTCTCCAAGAAGAGCTTATGTTGGATTCTCATATCCGCTGGATCACTGAGTTTCCTGATGGCGACACTTTGAACATCCCCACACTGTCAGAAATGACGGTGCGAAACTATTCTGAAGGCGCGACTATCACGCTTGACGATCCAACGACTGGTAATTTCACTCTTACGATTGATAAGTATTACCAGTCTGGCTTTAAGATTCCTGAAAAGTTCCGTCACGACTCATTTTATGTGTCAATTGCGGAATCTAACTTCGTTCAAAAGCTCACTCGTGCGCTTCTTGAGCAAAAGGAATCTGACATCGCTAATCTCCAGTCTTCGCAGACTGCTTCCAATCCAAATACCATTAATGGTGTAGATCACCGTTGGGTGGGCTTAGGTTCAGGAGAAGTTATTGCTCTTGCTGACTTCCAGAAAGCTAAATTAGCCCTGGATAAAGCTAAGGTCATGCGCGGTGGCCGTCGTGCGTTCTGCGATCCGTCCGTCACTTATCACTTGCAGACTATCAGCAATGTCATCCAACAGGATGTATATGGTGGTAATGCTCATCTTAGAGAGGGCATGAACGGTACGGCTTACGTAGGTCGCTTCGCTGGCTTTGATGTTTTTGAATCGCTGTTCCTTGATAACGCGATTACTGAAACCATCACTGCGACTGCTCCCTCTGCTGGTGGCCTCACGGGCACGAGCGCATATGCTAACATGTTTGTTGGTGAGGAAGCTTTTATTGGGGCCATGAGAGCCATGCCTGACATGGACGCTTGGTATGATAACAACACTCGCTCGGACGTTTACCACGTTACCATGCGCTACGGCATCAAGCTGTATCGCCCGGAATCGTTGGTCATCGTTCTAACCGAATAGTAGGAGGATAAATTATGACGCAAGTAAGAACTCCTGCTGGCTCTGGTGCTGGAACTGGCACTGGTGCAGAACAGACTGGCTCTTCAGCCACCACATTAAATGCCCCTGTGGCTCTCGTCTTTGATGAGATTCCGGGTGTGGTTAATGGTATGGGCTCAGGTCATGTCTGGTATGACATCATTGATGGCAACCTCTTCAGTGGTACGGTTGAATCCACCTCGGCTGACTTTGTGTGGAATATGACCGCTGCTGATAAGGGTCGCATCGTTGGCATCATGTATGCCAATGGTAGTGTTGCGATGTCTTCTTCCGTTGGTTGGGAACTAGACTTCATCAATGACACTCAGGCTGACGCAACGTGTGCGTACTTTGGCTTTGGTTCCGGTACGGAAGCTGCCAAGGGTACGGACAACGATGTGGCGGTTGCTGCTGACACGACTGTTTATGTGTCTAACAGCATTACCACCACCGCGTCTCACTTTAACGCGGGTGACGTAATTCAAGTCACTGCGGATCGTGATGGCACGACTAGCGTTGGTTCGTTCCGGTTACTCGTATCCTACGAGTCTCAGGGCCACGTATAAGTTTGTGGGGAGGGGTTTCGGCTCCTCCCCTCTACTTTACTTTAATTAAGGAGAAAGATATGTCTGAAAGATATAATCCGGGAACCAAAGGCGGCGTAAAAGATATTCGTAACACAGATAATCTTGCTACCGCCCTTAATGACCCGGATCTCGACAGTCTCACTATGGATGGTGTGACTGTAGCAGCCACTGCCGCAGAAATTGATATGGCTTGTGATATTTCTGCTAATACAGAGCTTGTCACCGCTACTAATATACTTACTGCGGCTGAAAGTGGTGCAACCCTTATCTTCAATACTGCTACAGCGTTTGTATCTACCTTACCGTCTCTTGCGGTTGGATTACGTTATAAATTCTATGCTGGTGCTACTGAAGTTACTGGTGGCAATCATACTATTGTTTGCACCAATGATGATAATACCATTCATGGAGAATGCATCGTTGCTGGTGCTGTGGTTGTTGCTGCTGATGAAGGTAGTATTAATCTTATTGCTGATAACTTCAAACAAGGTGATTGGGTTGAAGTGTTCTGTGATGGTGTAGGCTGGTATGTAAGTGGTCAAGTGGTCACTTCTGGTGGTTGCACGTTTACCACATAAGGATAAATAAATGGCTGTCGAACATTCAACACTCACAACGACTGATCTGCATGAGCCCAAGGGTGTTGCGGCTGCCAGTGCAGATCAAATCTATATTGCTAATGGCTCGTCTAGTGGAGCATGGACTGCTGGTGATAATAACATCTATCTATTCGGAACGATAAATGATGTCAGCACGGCAGCCTCCTTTTGGCTTCCTTCTCCTTGTACAGGAGTAATAACTAAAGTCCATACTATCATTAACGGTGCAATAGCTACTGCCGATGCAGTTCTTACGTTTGAAATCGGTGGTTCACTTATAACGGATGGAGCAAGCAATAATCTGACTATTACCCAGTCGGGTTCTGCTGCGGGGGACGTTGACACAATGACTCCTACAGGTGCTAGAACTCTTGCCATTGGTAGTAAACTTGAGATGATTACTGCTGGAGCGTCTACTAATACTATTATTGCTCAAATAGTATTTACTGTTACTCCCACTTGAGGATAGGCTATGAAGTTAACTCTCCTTGAAATAACTCAGGACATGCTCACTGCTACTGACTCTGAGAATGTCTCTACAGTTGGTGAAACAGAAGATGCAGGTATGTGCGTTAATATTGCCAACAGGGAGTTTGAACGCCTTATCTCAAAGTACAGGTGGCGGCATACTCGTGCGTTTGGAAAGTTAGTCGTAAGAGCTAATCTACACGAGATGGATTTACCTACAGATGCTATTGCTATC